GGATCGCATCTATCCTGTTCGACCGCTTGCGGCAGTGGCTTCCACTCCCGGAGACTGAGCCCGCGCACTGGTGGCAACAGCTCGGGTACACGCTGCTCTATGCGCCACAGTATGCCCGGTACACGTCCTGGTTCGTCGCTGCGCTCATCTCTGTCATCGCATCTGGATTACTCGCGTTTTTGACTGGCGGCAGTGTCGGTGATGCGATTGACACGACCGTTGCCGCGTTGGTGGCGGTGCTCGTGAGCCAGGCGAAACACGGGTACGAGGCGCTACCGTCCACGCCGCCGTATTGGCAGTGGCTCGTCTCGATTGATGGCAACGAATCGGACAACGATTAACAACGACGCTCGCGATCGGGGTCTCTATGACTGATCACATACGCGTTCGGCCTTACATCAATGGACGCCGCTACGATCTTGGTATCGCGCACTCGATTGAGGAGCGTGATCGTAAGATTGAGAACAAGCGTGCGCAACTCACTGGTCATACATCCCATGAGACGCATGGTATCACGCCGGATGATGAGCCGGATATTGATACGATCTGGCGAGCAGCCTTCGAGGCGCAAGCTGGCGCGCTCGAAGCCAAAGCCAAGCGGCAGGACCAACGCATCACCTTGCCGGATGAGCCGATTGCTATCGCGTTTTTATCCGATATCCATTTCGGCAGCGCGTCAACCGACTACCGATCGGCGAAAGCAGACGCCGAGATCATCCGTGACACGCCGGGTATGTACGCTGTCTGTCACGGTGATCTGATGGACAACTGGATTGTCAGCAAGCTGGCCGGGTTACAGCGTGGTCAGGCTGTTCCGTTCGATGCCGAGGTGCAGCTCTGTGCGGCCTGGCTCCGGCTCTTGAAGGATAAGCTACTCGTGGTCGTGAGCGGTAATCACGACAATTGGACCTATCGGCTCGCTGGCATCGACGCCATCCGTGAAACCTTGCGAGGTACACGAACGCTTTACGACCGCGAACAGGTCATTGTCGATGTCCAGCACGCGAGCCAGCGCTACCGCATCTTGGTGCGCCACAAATGGCGGTACGGCAGCATCTTCAACGCCACACACGGGCTCGAAGTGGGTTGGGACCGGGGTGATGTGGATTATGACATCGCGATAGGCGGACACACGCACATCGCAACCGTCTGCCGCCCATTCTACCGGCACGGCAAGATGCGGTATGCGGTGCTCACCGGTACCTACAAAGTCGATGATCCATTCGGGATTGAGTTGGGTGTTGCGTCGAGTAAAGGCCGGGGGTGTGGCGCGATGATCTTCACGCCGAAGGGTGAGCGGTTCTTTTGCGAGAGCTTGTCATTTGCAGCTGACCTACTTGGCTATCTGAGGAGCAGAACATGATTCTGTATATCGCTGGTCCGTATCGCGGGGATGTCGCGGTCAATATCACCAACGCCGAATCGGTGGCGGTTGCCGTGTGGCGCGCCGGACATGTGGCGTTGTGTCCGCATCTTAACACGGCATTCTGGGATCAGAAGTACGACATTGACGACGAGCGATACCTTGACGGCGATCTCGCCTTGCTCGCACGGTGTGATGGTGTCGTGCTCGTGCCAGGATGGGAAAGCAGTCGTGGCACACAAGCCGAAGTGGTGTTCGCTGCTGCTCGCGGCATTCCCACATGGGAATATCCAGAGTTGCCACCGCTTCACCCGACAGAGGTTCGCTCACCGCGTCAATGTGCCGGATTTATCGACATCGTGATGCAGATGTATCGTGTCCATCTGGAGAAAAACCGCGATTACAGCCCGGCGAACATCATGGGTACCGGGTATATTGGCTTAGTGACACGGCTCTGGGATAAGGTGGCTCGTCTGCTTAACCTGAGCGGCTTTCGTATTACCATTGCCGAGCCTGCGGTGTTTGAAGCCCCCCGCAACCCGGCGAACGAGAGTATTGACGACACCTTACTTGACCTTGCGAACTACGGTGTTATCGGGCAGCTCCTTCGTCGGGGCAATTGGGGTAGGTAGTGAAATTGATCACTTGTTTCGAGCAAAGCGATGACATTTAAGCCAGGACAATCAGGAAATCCGAAAGGTAGACCCCGAACGAGCGACACGCACGCCGGGGCCATCACCAAGGCTGAAAAGCGTATTGCTGATCACCTGCCCGGGCTTATTGATAATATGCTACATCTCGCTAATGGCGGGTATGAGCGTATTGAAGAAGAGTGGGAACCAGCAGGCAATATCTATCGAGATGATTACGAGTTCGATTTAGCATCAGGAAAGACCAGGAAGGTCAGAGTTCGGACCTATCCTGACAAGCCTGTTGATGAACTCGTATTAGTCAGGCGCAAGCGGAGTATTGCCGATAAGGACCAAGCGGCCAATAAGTATCTCATCGATCGGATTATCGGCAAACCGACCGAGCGCAAAGAGGTGACTGGGGCTGATGGTGGCCCAATCGAGATAGATTGGCTCGCAGTACCAGAAGAGATTCGGGATGCGTTTATTGAAGGCAAGTTGAGCATTGAGGATGTGCGCAGCAGGCTATAATGACGAGACTATCCACCGGGAACGAGCGAAAGCAGCACGGGCAAGGGCACAACTCCACGCCCTTGCCGCGATTCGTTTTCGTGGGGCGGCCTTCGCTGCGCAGTCCATCACCGATCCGGCTTGGTTGCTCTCAGGACCGGCAGAGACCGGCAAGACGTTTTCTGGTTTGTATCGACTTGATACCGAGGTTCGCCGATGGCCAAAGTCGCAGTGGGTGCTCGCACGCAAGATACGGGCAACGATGGACAGTACGGTTTTGAATACGTGGCGGCGGATTATCGCCATTCGTGGTGGGGTTATCGTGTTTGGTGGTGAAAAACCAGGGTTTTACATCTATCCGAACGGTGCTCGTGTCTGGATTATGGGGTTTGATAACGCACAGAACATCCTTTCTGGTGAGTTCGATGGCGCGTATATCAACCAATGCGAAGACCTTGCAGAGCACGACTACGAGACACTGACCACGCGTGTTACCGGGCGCGGGGCAAAAACAAACACGCCCATGGTGTTCGGTGATTGCAACCCGGGTGCCGAAGACCATTGGATTATCCGGCGCCGCGATGCCGGAACGATGACATTACTCGAAAGTAAACACGTAGATAATCCAACGCTCTACACGGAAAATGGCCAACTGACCGAGCAGGGCAAGCGGAGCATGGCAGCGTTACAACGATTAACCGGGGTTCGCTACCAGCGGCTGTATCTGGGTCTTTGGGTTGGGGCCGAAGGGGCCTACTTTGGCCAGCTTGACGATCGTATTCACGTGCTACCAGAAACGAAGAAACCCCCAGCGTATTGGACGGTATGGGGAGCACTTGACTACGGGTTTCAACATCCGCTGTCGTTCGGTGTTCTTGGCAAAGATCCGAACGACACCCTATATCTCTTAGGTCATCATACGGCAAACAAGTGGCTTATCGCACAACACGTACAGGAAATGGATGGCATTCTTGCTCATCTTGGTATCGACAAACGGACATTCGTGATGTATGCTGGGCATGACTGTTGGGTTGAGGGAAAGGATGATCCGGAGACTATTGCCGATAAGTTTGCCAAGCACGGATATCACCTGAAACCTGCCACTATCGCAAGGAAGCCAGGGGCAAGCGCGTTGACTGAGCGACTGGGTAATTTTGAGTGCGACCCGCCCGTTCGTGAAACGCTGTACTTCAACCCGTCCTGCAAGCGCGTGTTCGCATCACTTGCACGGATGGTACACAATCCTCGTGATCCTGAAGATGTCTTAAAGGTTGACGCGGATGCATCCGGGCGTGGTGGCGATGATGACTATGATATGCTTCGCTATGGTGTGATGGCCGCACGAACACATGTTGTTATTCATCAGCCGAAACCGGTACAAAATAGATGGAAGGGAATGTAATTATGGGCAGGCGGCGAAGCGAGATCGGTGCAATCGGCCTTCATTTATTCGCTGGCGTATTATCAGACGAGCTGAACGCCAATCTGCGAGGAACGAAGGGGATCAAGGTCTACAACGAGATGCGCCGGGACGAACCGGCAGCCACCTCCTTCCTTGCTGCCACATCCAACCTACTCCACACCGACCTGTATGTAGAACCGGGTGGAAAAACACGCACTGATACCAAGGCCGCCAAGTTTGTCGAGACGACATTGACTGATATGAGTGGAAGCGTCGGGGCCTATGTCCGCCAGATGTACAGTTGTATATGGGCAGGATGGGACATCCACGAAATTGTATGGAAGCGTCGTAGTAGGGGCAAGTATCAGGATGGGCTCGTAGCGCCGTCTAAGCTCGCCCTGCGTCGTCAAGAGACGTTTGATCGGTGGGGCACCGACAAGAACGGTGAAATCATATCGTTTGTCCAGCGACCAGCCCCCCGGTACGATACACGCGAGATACCGCTGACCAAATGCGTCCATGTCGTTGCCGATGATGCGGATGGGAGCCCGGAGGGGATAAGCGCCCTTCGTGGGATGTACCGTCAGTGGTATTTCGTCAAGAATATCGAGCTTTTGCTTGGCATCAGCCTTGAACGGTTCGGGACCGGGATGCCGGTCTTTAGTCGTACGCCAGAAATACAAGCCTCGCTGACTGAAGAGCAGCTTGACGAACTTGAAGAGATTGCCATGCGCGTCCGTCAGAACGAGTATGCGTATGTGATTGAACCGCTCGGGATTAAGTTCCGGTTTGAACCGTCGCCCGGGTTGAACGCAGCAACGTATCTCGATTCCATTATGCGGATGCGAACATGGATGCTGGCGACCGTATTGGCTGATTTTATCGCGCTCGGGGCCGGTGGCAAGGGTGGGGCCTATGCACTCGGAAAAGACAAGAGCGAGCTTTTCTTGCTTGCGTTGAATGGGTACCAACAGCGGGTACTTGACGCATTGAACCAACAACTGATGCCATGGCTCTTCAAGTACAACGATTTCGGGAAGCTGACCGAACTTCCACGCTTTGCCCTTCCACCCGTCAAGCGCTACGACCTATCCGCGCTCGGCTCGTTCCTCAACATTGTGAAGAACCTCGGAGCATTTCACCCACAGCCCGAAGACGAAACGATGTTCAGGAAGATCGCCGATGTAGCCGACGTCGATCCGTCAACCCTGAAAAAACTCTTTGCTACCGACCAGATGCAACGGCCAATCCAAGAACACCCCGCTAATGACCAATCAGAGCCAATGAATGAGGGTATGGACGACCAGGACGATGCAGAGACCGACACGGAAGAAGAGGAAATGTCAATGGATATGGAGCAAGATGATGACGACGATGATGACGTCTCATAAACGGCAGATAGGAGGTTGTCTATGTCTGAGTCGATGATTTTTATCGTTTCACGAGCGAGCAACCCAGAAGCAAATGATCCACCGATAGCGAATGCCACCGAGATCTTACTCGATCGATGGTACACAAATGGAAACCAACTGCGGGTGTTCTTTGTTGTCATTAACTCACTCAACGAACTCCTTGATCTTGCACGACAGACAAACAGCAGGCTTATCCTGAATGACATACCGTTGTATCCAGGAATGGGGGGCCCAGGAACATGGTCAGCGAAAGCCATTGATCCGAGTTACCAGAAGATACTTGAGGAATCATCGAGCATTATCATTTACGATGATTATATAGAGTAGGAGATGCGCATGCGGCATACCTCGTTTTTACTTTTTGGGTGTTGTGGGGCGGGTGAGGGTGGTGGCCATGACTTTCTTGGCGCTTATGCAACACAAGAGGACGCACAGATCGCTGCCCTAGAGTTATCATTCGTACACGAGCCCCGTCTTTCGTCCTGGGTTCATCTTGCACGGTTCGATGGGATCGTATTGAAGGTCACGCACTGGCTGAACATACCGGATACTGAGTTTGATGAGTACAGCGAGA